ATGTGGGTTGATGGCAACTTAACGGTGATCTTAAAGAATAAGGCTCACCAAGTAATTCCAGATCATACTAATTACAAGTTGATTCTGGAAGCACTACCAACTGCAACAGAAGATGAGTTGCTAGAACTGGTAGATATTGAGAAGGCTGTTGCTAGTTTCAGTGACGGACAAGTATCAATCGTAAATGGCAAGGTGATGTTTGAAGGTGAAGAAGTTCACGGCAGCATCAGTAAGAGAATTATAGAATTTATGAGCAAAGGTTTGCCCTTCCAGCCTCTTGTAAAGTTCTTGGAAAATCTTATGGAAAATCCAAGTATGCAGAGTCAGCAAGAATTGTATGACTTCTTGGAGCATGAGAATCTTCCTATCACCGAAGATGGATGTTTCCTTGCATACAAGGCAGTCAATAGTAACTTTAAGGATAAGTGGAAAGGAACATTTGATAACAGTGTTGGTCAAGTCTGCGAAATGCGTCGAGCGAAGGTAGATGACAACCGCAAAGCTGGATGTTCTGCTGGACTTCATGCTGGGGCATTAAACTATGTTGCAAATTATGGCAGCGTGGATGCTGGTGATAACATTGTGATTGTTAAAATTAATCCTGAAGATGTTGTCAGCGTTCCTAGTGATTGCAACTGTGAAAAACTTCGTACTTGTAAATATGAAGTAGTGGGTCTTTATCAGGGAGAATTGCCAAAGCCTCTTTATAAGGCTGAGTTTGAGGCAGACTCTTACGTTGATGAAGACGAGTACTCAACAGTTTATGACGAGTATGATGAAGATTATTGGGATCAGTTTGAAGATGAGGATGATGAAGAATTTTAAGTTTGACTAAGAGAGGTTGTGGGGTATAATATAGTTAGTCAAGTCGTCCCGCAACCTCTTGAGGAATATCATTATGTCAATCCCCTTTAACGATCCTGAATATGATGAGTATGACGATGATGAATATCAGCACTATCCATACAACGAATATGGCTATCCTCAACAATTTAAATTTGATTGGTCTGCTTGGGAATTATGGCTAAAAGAAGCACTAGATGACATAGTTGAAGAAGGCAATACTTGGACAGTTGGAGGTTTTGATAATAAGAAGGAAGAGGAAGAACAAAAGTTTCCTGTGAGTGGTGCGCTGCCGAATGGTGCATCGAAAGATAAATATTTCATGTACCTCGGCAGTAACCATTATGACGAAGCAGTATGGAAAGCAAAATATTTTATTGTAGATAACATAGACCAAGAATATAAAAAACACATTGTTCAACACGCACAACACTTTCTCAAACAACCCAGCTATTATAGAGGCATGTTTGACATACTGAACTAGAAAGCAATTCAATGGATGATGATATGATGGAGATAATTAATTTAGACAAATTAGTTAATTTCAGTAGACAGGTTGTTTTTTATAACTTTTCTCAAGAATCAGAAAATGAAGAAACTGATAACGAATTTATATCAAAAGTAAAAAATATAAAAACTGATGACAAGAAAGAAATGGATGAACTTCTTCCTTTTCAAGAATCAAAACTTATCTTTAAAGAATGTATTAAAAAACAAGTCAATAGAAGAACTAAAAAGATTAGATATGTAATATCAGAATCTGATTATGATAAAGTTCTTGTTGAATTAAATTCAAGAATGGTTTCTAATATAATTAGAAGTTTAGTGAAAAAAGGATTGGTTGAAACAGCTTTTGACGACGATAAAAACGATTTTGTATTTTGGGTGTCTAAACTTGGAGAAGAAGAAAATGGAAACTTTGAGACCGACGAATTTTAATGATGTCATTGGACAGTCTGACGTTGTTAACAGGCTGAAAATATTTACATTTGGAGCAAAGACCGGCAATTCAGTCATGCCACATACTCTACTTGATGGCCCTCCCGGCCTAGGTAAAACAACTCTAGCTGCTGCTATTGCCAATGAATTAGGTTCTGAACTAAAGATTGCAAACGCAGCAAGTATTCGCACCGTTAAAAACATGACAAGATATTTGTTAAGTATTAATAGGGGTGACGTTCTTTTTATTGATGAAATACATAGACTTCCTATGTTAGTAGAAGAATATATGTATCCAGTAATGGAAGATTTTAGAGCCAATATAGTATTAGATAGTGAACCAGAAGAAATTGATATTCCCCCATTTACTTTAATTGGTGCGACAACAAGCGGAGGCAGTTTAAGTCAACCCTTTTATGATCGTTTTATGGTAAAAGAACATCTTACTTTTTATAATGTTGATGAGTTAGCTAAACTGGCAGGATCGAATGCGAAGTCCTTAAATTTAAATATATCAGAAGATCATTTAGATAGTATCGCAAAAAGGAGCAAGGGAACTCCTAGGATTTTGAAATCTAGATTAGAGTGGTATAAAAACTATATGGCATTCTACCCAGAAGAAAAAGATGTAGATAAAATATTTAATGTACAAGGTATTGATGAACATGGTTTTGATGAAAATGACATTAAGTATCTGGACATATTAAAAAAGAATAGAGGAAACCCTATCGGCATTAAAAGTCTGTCAGGAATGACCGGGATAGCTATGGACACTATAGAGAACAGTATTGAGCCTTTTTTGGTCAGAATGGGGTATATTATTAGAACCAGTAAAGGCAGGGTGATAGGTAAAATATGAGTAACATTACAGTATATCTGTTTTTATTTACCAATATAGTATTTTTTATACTTGGCTTTATTGTGAGTAAATATATTTCAACAGAGCAATTTACACAGGTTAACGATATGGTTTCTGTAAAGTCTAAATCTAAAAATAGAAATAAGACATCAATAGAAATAGATGATACTAAATATGTATCTAAAATTAATACAGGTGGTCTGGAAAAGAAATACGACTCTCTAGGAGATGTGAAGAAAACAGACCAGAGCATATCTTCATCAGTAAATAAACTCAAAAACTTGAAAGGCTAAAATATGTTAGGTCTAGATGTAGGCACGAGTTTTATTATATCCGCAAAAGAAAATAATGATGGCATTGAATATACAGATTTTAGAGATGCTTTTTATATTATTAAACCAACAACTCCTATTGCTACTAAAATGATAGAGAAAGGTTTAGCAGGTAAAGTTTTCATTAAAGACGAAGAGACTAACTCATTTATACTGTTGGGTAAAGACGCTATAGAAAAAGCTATTGAAAGAAATGATACAGCAAAAAGACCTATGTATAGAGGTGTGGTATCAGCAAAAGAAAAACATGCTAAAAGAATACTTTCTTTTATATTAAAAGAAGTAGTCGGAGAGGCTTCGGAACCGGGAGAAAAATTAGTTTTTTGTAGACCTGCTCAACCAGTAGATCAAGAAGACGAAGATTTTGATGTTGGCTACCATGAAGATGTAGTCAAAAGTATTTTAGCAGAATGTGGCTACAATGCTAGACCAATTAATGAAGCCGAGGCTCTATGTTACGCTGGTTTAGAAGATAGTGACTATACAGGTATCGGAGTTAGTTGTGGGGCTGGAATGACCAATGTGTGCGTTATGCTTAATGGTGAGCCTACTGTTATGTTTAGTACAACCAAGTCTGGTGATTGGATTGATCGTATGAGTGCGGTTGCAACAGGAGAACCTGATAGTGTAGTACAGGCTGAAAAAGAACAGGGAGAATATACCATAGGAGAACCTGTGGAAGATAATCCTGTATTAGAAGCGGTATGCGCCTATTATGAAAGATTAATAGATTATACTACTAAATATTTAAGTATAGCATTAAGTAAACATAAGGCTTTACCGAAATTTAAAGAACCACTTAAAGTAGTCATAGCAGGTGGAACGTCCAGAGCAGATGGATATGTTCAAACATTTGAAAAAATGTTAGAAAAGAATGAATTTCCATTACCAATTAAAGAAGTAACACATGCTGACGATCCGTTACATGCTGTTGCTAAAGGTTGCCTGATAGCTGCTCAGGTATTATAATACTCCTAGAATAGGAGAATTTATGATAGTACCAGAAAATATTATAGCGGCTATTTCTTATGAACCTAAATGGCAGACTCAAGAACATCTAAACAGTGTTTTTGAGTCTCTTAAAGGTAATTCTAAAAGAGATTGGTTTGTCAATCATGCTTATCATTGTTTGCCTTTAGTAATAGGTAATCAACATGGTTTTGTATTAAAGTCTTTATATGATTTTGAAGTAGTCTGGAATGGTGGTGATGCCAAAGATGATGTGGTTGTGAATATGATTACTCCAAAAGAAGAGTATGAAAAGACTTACAATTTACAATCTATTAATCCTCATTTCGGAATGGGTACTATCACTATTCAAACCCCATACCAGTTAAGAACTGCTCCAAATATTAATCTTATGACTATTAATCCTCCTAATAAATTTATAGATGGACTATATCACATGACAGGAGTGGTCGAAACAGATAATCTTCGTAGAGATTTTACATATAATTTAAGAGTAACTAGACCTAATTATGCAGTTAGAGTAAATAAAGGAGATTATATCGGGTGTGTAATACCTTATCCTAGACATTTTATTGATATGTATGAAATAGCTGATGCTGTTGGGGTCATTAGTCAGGAAGATATTGAGGCCGAGCGAGAATCTACTATAAAACTAGGTATTGAAAGGTCTACTGTAGATATTAAAAAAAGAGATCGTAACGGAAAAAGATACTGGCGGGGTATAGATGTATATGATACTAAATTCCCAGACCATCAAAACAAATTAGATACAAAATGAAAGCAGCACTGTGTCTTTCAGGTCAGTCTAGAACCTTTGAAAAATGCTATCCAAGTCAATTAGCCCATATCATTAATAGATATAATTGTGATGTTTTTATACATACATGGTGCTACAACGGCTACAATAAAAGTCCAGAAAATTTACATTATCTTTCTGAATATAATATTAATAATTATGATAAATATTTAAATGACAATTATATAATTTCCAATAAAATATTTTCTTTGTATAAGCCCAAGAAATGTATTGTAGAATACCCAGATAAAAGTTTTTTTATTAAAAAATTACAATCAAATATAAAACATGGATTTTTTAACGCCATAATGATGCAGTATGGGGTGTACATGTCTAATAAATTAAAATCAGAATATGAGCTTGAAAGAAAAATAAAATACGATATAGTAATCAGATGTAGATTTGATTTAAGTTTTACAAATGTAGAACTTATATTTAATAATGTAAATACTATACATATTCCTCCTAATGAAAATACAAATGTATCGTTTGACCCTAATATGAAGAGGCTTTTAGAAACACAAGGCCCGTCATATATGACTAATGATCAATTTGCGTATGGTTCTTCTGATGCTATGAACTATTATAGCTCGTTATATGATTTGTATACAAAAAATATTAATTGTTATGTAGACCATCCTGAAGGAATGTTAAGCCAACATTTATGGAAATTTAATAAGAGTCAATATAAGCCTTTTACAAATGATAAAATTTTAATGGAAATTACAGCGTAATGATAGAATTAATTATTTTTGACCTAGACGGAGTTTTATTAGACGCAAAAAAAATACATTATGATTCTTTAAATGAGTCTTTGCCAGATCAATATAAAATTAAATGGTCTGATCATATACAAATCTATGATGGTCTTAAAACAAAAGAAAAATTAAATATACTAAGTTCAAACAATAATCTTCCTGTCTCTTGCCATGATGAAATATGGAAGAAAAAACAAAATATAACCCTGCATAAACTAAAAAACATTAAAGCAAATAAAGAATTGCATTCATTAATTAATAAATTAAATTCTGATGGATATAAAATTGCTGTTTGTTCTAATTCAATAAGAAAAACTGTATATACAGTATTAAGTAAATTAAATATTATAGAATATATAGACTTTATCGTTAGTAATGAAGATGTTAAATTATCTAAACCTCATCCGTCTATGTATTGGAAAGCAATGTCTGTATTAGAATCTCTACCAGAAAATACATTGGTAGTTGAAGATTCTCCACACGGGCTATTAGCAGCAAAAAGATCTGGTTCTTATATATATAGAGTTAAAAACTCTAAACAATTAACACTAGATAATATATATAAAAAAATACAAGAATATGATGATAAAAGGATAAAAAAAATGAAATGGCAAGATAAGAAACTTAATGTACTAATTCCTATGGCTGGTGCTGGTAGTAGATTTGAAAAAGCGGGATATACTTTTCCCAAACCATTAATAGAAATTGATGGGAAACCAATGATACAAGTTGTGGTTGACAATTTGTGTTTAGATAGTAGCTATACTTTTATAGTACAAAAAAAACATCAAGAAAAATATAATTTAAATACTGTGCTTTCGATGATAGTTGGAGACAACAGTATTCATATAATACCAACAGAAGGAATAACAGAAGGAGCTGCTTGTACAACCTTATTAGCAAAAGAAATTATTAATAATGACAACCCATTAATTATAGCTAACTCAGATCAATTTGTTGATTGGAGCAGTAGCGAGTTCATGTACAAGATGCAAGAAAGAAATGTAGACGCTGGAATTTTAACATTTAAATCAACACATCCAAAATGGTCTTTTGCAAAAGTAGACGACAAGGGTTATGTAACAGAGGTGGCCGAAAAGAATCCAATATCTGATATAGCTACGGTTGGAATATATTATTGGAAAAAAGGCTCTGATTATGTAAAGTATGCTGAACAAATGATTAAGAAGAACATAAGACACAACAATGAATTTTATGTATGTCCTGTATTTAATCAAGCGGTAGAAGACGGTAAAAAAATTATTACATACGATATAGATAATATGTGGGGATTAGGCACCCCAGAAGATCTTGAACATTTCTTAAAAAAATAATATTATGTTATATATTTCTCACAGAGGAAACATAGATAAAAAAGATACAAGTACCGAAAATAGCCCAAGCAAGATCGAGATTTGTATAAAATCAGGATACGATGTAGAAGTAGATATAAGATATATACATGGTGATTGGTGGCTTGGTCACGACGAGAACCAATACAAAGTTTCTGTTGAATGGATTAACAAAATATCCAAAAAATTATGGATACATTGCAAAAATTATGAAGCATTATTTAAGTGTCATAATCAATGGAATTATTTTTGGCATGAAAAAGATAGTTATACAATCACCTCTAAAGGTTATATCTGGGCATATCCCGGATGTTCCGTAAACCATCGTTCTGTATGTGTAATGCCAGAATGGAATAATCATAAGACAGATAATATTAGAGAAGTATACGCAATCTGTAGCGACAATATAGAATATTGTAAGCAACAATATAAAATTAGATAAAAAACATAGACTAATATCTAGATTTTCTTATTATAATAGAGTTCTTACTCGCAGGATATACAATGAATAAAACTATTTTTTGTGATATAGATGGCACTCTTTTGAAACATCATGGAGGACTATATCCAATTACTCAAAATGAAGCGGAAATTCTTCCTAACGTGATTGATGTGATTAGCACATGGAAGGGAAAAGACTATAAAATAATTCTTACTACTGGTCGTCCAGAAAGTATGAGACAATTAACTATAGATCAATTGAATAATGTTGGTATTTTTTACGACATGTTGATTATGGGTTTACCTAGAGGAGAAAGAATAGTTATCAATGACACAAAGCCAGATGGCACTAAAACAGCTAGAGCCATAAATATAGAACGAAATGAAGGAGTAGGTAGTGTCCAAATATAAATTTTATCTAGGTATTGGCCCTATGAGTATGGAGATTATTGAGGCTGTAAATGAATATCTGTATCCGCAGAATACTCAAATGATGTTTATTTGTAGCGAAAATCAAATTAATAAAGATGGTGGATACACTGGCTTAACCACAAAAAGTTTTTCACAAAAATTAATTAATTCTAAGATATGGAAATGTAGAGATCATTGCGGCCCAGGTTTTTTTTATAAGACTGAAAAAGAATGTTTTGATACAATTATTGACGATATTCATAATGATTTTAAATTAATACATATAGACAACTGTTGGTTGGAAGGAGAAGAAAAATTACAATATACTTTAAAAGCAATTAAATTAGCACTATCTGTTAATTCAGACATTAAATTTGAAATAGGCACAGAAGTTAACACTATTAACAATAAATTAAATCCAAATAAACTAAAACTATATTTAGAAAAAATATTAGAATTAACAACACCATTTTTTTATGTATTAGAAACAGGTTCTGTTGTTCAAGGATATAACAATAGTCATGTCTTTGATGTGTGTCAGCAGTCTTTGCAAATTTTACAAGATTGTTCCATAAAAATTAAAGAGCATAATGCTGATTATATTAACGGATCTGAAATATCGCAAAGATTTTCGTTAATTGATGGTATGAATATAGCTCCTCAATTTGGTGTTGTACAAACTTCTACCGTTTTAACAGAAGCTATTTTATACGGTATAGATACAACAGAGTTTAAGAACTTAGTATACAAAGGAAACAAATGGCTGAAATGGAAAGAGAAAGAAAGAAATATCGACCTTGATTATGCAACATTATTAGGTGGACATTATCATTTTAACAGCAAAGAATATAAGTCACTAATAGATAGATTATCTAAATATACAGATATAAAATATATTGTTAAAAACAATGTAAAAAGAATAATAGATAATTATATTTCTTCTTATTGGAGGGGCCATTAATGAAAAGCAAAAGAGTAGAAAAACCTTGGGGTCACGAAGAATGGTTGGCCCTTAATGATAAATATTGTTACAAAAGAATCTACATTAACGCTGGCACTAGAACCAGTTTTCAATATCATAATTTTAAACAAGAGACAAACTATATAATTAGTGGAACAGCAGAAGTATGGTTAGAAAATGATAACAATGTTATTGAAAAATCTATTATGAATGCTGGAGATTATTTTGACGTTTCGCCACCAAAAAAACATAGGGTCATAGCTATAACAGATGTTATTTTACAAGAAGTCTCTACTCCTCATGTTGATGACGTAATAAGACTGCAAGATGATGCTGAAAGAACAGATGGAAGAATAGAATCGGAGCATATTAATCCTGCTATTTGTATACTAGCTGCTGGATTTGGAAAAAGGCTTGAAAATTTAACAGAAAATATAAACAAGGCTCTTTTACCAGTAGAAGATAAAGCTATTATATCCCATATTATAGACTTAACACCAGCAAGTTTTGATATAGTTGTTGCGTTAGGATACTCAGCAAATTTAGTCAAAGGATATTTAAAGATTGCTCATCCAGACAGAAATTTTACATTTGTAGATGTAGACAAAATTGATGGTCATGGTTCTGGGCCTGGATATTCATTGCGTTCATGTAGAGAACATTTACAAAGACCTTTCTATTTTATTACAGCAGATTGTATAGTTGATAATTTGCCTTCTTTAGACACAAACTGGTTGGGAGTTTTTAGGACAGGTATTCCTGAATTATACTCTACTGTAGATTTTGATGAGCAAAATAATATTGTTCAATTTTCAAATAAATCAAGTGATGGATTTGAACATGCTTTTATCGGATTAGCTGCTATAAAAGAATATAAAATATTTTGGTCAGAACTAGATAAAAATATTAAATCTAGCGGAGAAGTTGTTTCGGCTTTTTACAATATAAAAGCATATAAAGACTTTAAGGTTCAAAAATTAAACTGGACAGATACAGGTACTATTGATAATTATATTAAAATAAGAAATAATAAACATAGTCTTGCAAAAACTACAGGAGAATGTTTATATAGAATTAAAAATAAATGTCCGTCTTGTGGTCAAAACACTGATTCCAAATGTATAAAGGTGTTTCCTAAAGAGATTAGTAATAAAATAAAAAGAATAGATTATTTAAAATCTTTTATACCTCATGTAACAACTAAAGACAATCATACACTATCATATAACTGGATAGCTGGTGATACTTTATACGCGATAGATAATGTAAGCCTATATAAAAAATTTGTTGAATGGTCATACAATAACTTATGGAAACCAGTGGAGTGTAAAAATTTTAATGAATTGCATGATAATTTTTATAGAAAAAAAACAGAACAAAGAATAAAACAATATATGGAGTGCAAAATTCTTAGAAAACATGTTGAAATTAATTCTGTAAATAATAAATATTGCGGCAGTATACAGGATTTATTAGACAATATTGACTGGAATATGTTATCTCGTATTCCAACAAACTTATTTCATGGGGATTTGCAATTTGATAACATAATTTATAATAATGACAATGATGGTTTTACTATGATAGATTGGAGAGATGATTTTGGAGGATCGCCAGATTTTGGAGACGTATATTATGATCTTGCTAAACTGTATGGAAGTTTTTTAATTAATTATAGAGAAATGAGAAATAATAATAATGCAAGCATTTCTATATGGGATGGCAATGTTTCATTAAATCTTATTGACCATTCTCCGGGGTTAGTAGAATTAAGAGATAGTCATTGGTTTGATAAATGGATTGAATCTCATAATTTTGATTTGCATACTATCAAGATATTGACATCCATTATATTTTTGAATATGTCACCACTGCATGAATTACCCTTTAAAGATTATTTGTTTTACCGAGGGAAAGAGATGCTACATGACTGCTATAGATAAAGACACCATATTATATGCTAGTTTTGCTGAAATAGCTGGTAGTAGGGGATGTTCATTTCATAATGCTGGATTCAAGAAACATAATATAAATGCTATATATAAGTCTTTTTCTATTAGTAATATAAAAGATGCTATAGAGGCTATGAAAACATTGAATATAAAAGGTGCTGGAGTGACAATGCCTTTTAAAATACAAGTGTTAGAACATTTAGATATTCACAAAGATGGTGTTACAGAAATAATGGCTTGCAATACTTTGGTTAATGATAATGGAACAATTATAGGTTACAATACAGACTTTTTAGCAGCTACAGATTATTTGCGACCATTAAACTTAAAAGAGATAATAATATTAGGTCGTGGAGGATATGCTAAAGCAGTCAAGTATGCTTGTAAAAACTTAAACATTAAAGTTACAAATATAAATAGAGAACACTGGACATCTATCCAATATATAAAAAATAAAACTGTATTTAATTGTACTCCAGTAACCAATATCAAAACACACAAGTCTGTTAATTTTATAGACTGCATAGTATCTACTAAAACAGGTAAAGAATTATCAGACATACAGGCCAGATATCAATTTAAAATCTATACAGGACTAAACTATTAGGAGAAAAAAAATGGAAAATATGCCACTATTGTTTGAGAATAAAGTTATCAAAGAGCATACAGAAGAAATTATTAATTATATAAAAGGACACGTTGAAGATTTTGGAGAATTGGGAGACGACTATTGGAAAGGTAGACAAATATACATGAACCAAGTAAGAGATCCACATATTGTACAAATCATGAGAAATCATAAGGATCATATGTTAGATGAGTTTACGAAACTGTGTGGTATAGACAAACCTGTTTATGTTGATAGTCTACATTTTGTTAGATGGACAGAAGGATATGAATTACATCCACATGCTGATGCTGTAGACAATCCTTTTCCATGGAGAGATTTTGGTACAGTTACTTTTTTGAATGAAGATTTTGAAGGAGGAGTATTGTACTATCCCAACAAAGATAATATGGAGGTGCCTGCTAAAGCTGGGTATACAGCAATACATACAGGAGGAACAGACTGCTTGCATGGAGTTAGCAAGATGACTAAAGGAGTAAGATATACAATAGCATCTTTTATTACTTATGATCAACAACACGAGTTTAAAATATAATGGAAAAAATATCTATATTAGATAATGATTTTTATTTCTATGATAGTGAAGATTTAATTGTTCAGCAGTTAAAGAAAAAATATAGTTGGAAATTATCAGAAACTATAGAACAGATTTTTTGTGATAAGTTATATGGATTTCCTGATTTTAGATTACTTTATAAATTGATGCCCAATCCAAATCACACAATAATAGATTGCGGCGCTCATATCGGAACCTTTAGTTTTATACCAGCAAAGAGTGGTATAAAAATACTAGCAATAGAAGCTGCTAAAAAAAATATAGACTGCTTACGAAAAACTTTTAATAATATAAATAATATAATCATTGAAGACGCGATAGTATTAGACACCATTAAAAAATGTTCATTTAGTGAACAATATGGTCCGTTCGGTTCTGTATCAACAACAGGTGAAAATCAACAATATTCTACAACAATAGACAATATTGTAAATAAATATGATGAAATCATTGGAGCTATTAAAATTGATATAGAAGGTAACGAATGTGACGCACTCAAAGGTTCTAAAAAAACTCTTGAAAAATATAAACCAGTAATACTGATGGAGATCAATGGTCCTTGCTTACAGTCCAAATCAAAAAAACCAAAAGATGTTTTTGATATATTAGATTTATTACAGTATAAATATTACTTACCAGAAGAAGATACTTTTATTAAAATAGATAAAGAAAAAGACTGGCCACTATGTCTATGTAACATTGTAGCTATACACAAAGATAATATACATCTATACGATATGAAAATACTAGAGTCATTTTCTCAATCAAAAATACAATCCATTATACAAGAACAGTATGGTTTTAATGACCCAGATTGTGACAGATATTTGAATACTTTTACCAATAAAGGATAGTATCATGTTTAATATCTTATCTCTGTTTAAAAAAGAAATACGTTATGCTAAAAGATCTTCTGGTTGGTCTAAGTTAAGAAACCAACATATCGCAAAGCAACCTTGTTGTCAGGCTTGTGGATCTTGCAAGAAGCCTGAGGTTCACCACATAGTCCCGGTACATCTAGACCCCTCAAAAGAATTAGATCCTGATAATTTAATTACATTATGTGATAAATACTGTCATTTTGCTATTGGCCACTTATTAAGTTATCATAGCTGGAATGAAAACGTAATTGAAGATTCCAAGGTGTATAGTCATAAAGTACAAAATAGACCTTAAATACTTTATAGAGAAACAACACCATGACCACTATAAAAGCAGATTCTGGAAGAGAAGAAGAAAACAACAATCGTATGACTTTCTGCGGAGGTTATGGAGGACAAAATGCTAATAATATTAGTAGTGGGTCTCCTAGTGAAGAGTCAATGGGGCCTAGAGAAACTATTAATTGTGGTAGGGTATTTGCTGAGGACAATGACCTATATGCAAGCGTCATAGGTTCAGACAACAAGTTTAATGATAATGAATCAAATCCTATACTAGCTAATAGACCAAATGACATTAATGGTATGACAAACAACTCTTTAACGGGAGGCTCATACAAAATAGCGAGCATGTCCAAAGACAGTTCTTCAGGAGCTATAGATACAGACAAACCACTTAACAACAATTCTATTACAGCTATGACTAGTTCTGATGCATCTTCTATAAGAATTGATAAAAACAGACAAGAACGTAATTCCGATGGATGCATCGGTGGTCAGACATATGCATATCTTACTATATCAGGAAGCCCAGGTTCTTCAATCCCTACTTTTACAGATGGTGGTTGCGGCTGTTGGGTAAGCACAAATGCTGATTTGACTTTAATAGCGGGTGCCATTGGTGGATTGACACCACTTATACAAAAAATTCCTGGTTTTAGCAAAGGAGCGATTCTGCGAAAATGGCAGCTAAAGATGGATGATATTCTGACCACAATAGATGTAGGGGGGGCGGCGAATTTTGAAAAAGCGTATAAAAAAATGCAAAAACTTAAAGATTTTACATTCAGTCGAGGAAATAGGATACGCGTTGAAACAAATATAAGAAAACAAATGGGTGCTGGAATAAAAAATGCGGATGGGACCCTGGCGCATCCTGTAGAAACAGTAATGCTGCCTAGTGGTAAGACTCAAGTGATGCAGATTACTCCGGATATGATCGGCAAGGGAAACTTTAAAATTGTCAGACCTAAAGGCTCCCCAAATCGTGGCAATGATGAAGGATTTGAAATTATCACAACAACAGCTGAACATCTATATGATGTAGTAGCAACAGAAAGATTTAACAGTTATGAGGCAGCAGTAGGCAAATATTTTAGAGATATGGAAGACGCAAAGAGGCTGCAAGGTTTTGGGAGCCAACTAGGAGATAAGATGAAGGCAAATTTAACAGCCATACTAGCAGAATATACTGGGTGTTTTTTTGGAGGACTAGTAGGAGGAATAGGCGTAGCTCTTGGGGTAGTAACTATATGGAGAGCAAAGGTATGTTTGGGACAAGGCATGAGTCTTGATGAGAATTGCCAATGTGTATGTGCGGAAGGATGGGAAAAAGCATGTGGTAGCGTTTCATCTTCTGTATGGTCAAATTATGCAAATAAAGTAACGACTTTTTTTGGAGGATTAGCAGGTGCTGTAATTTTTGCTGGAGACGAAATACAACATTGTAGTTTAGGTTGTTGTTCTGGACAAACACAAATTACTAATGATGACGGAACATGTGATTGTGAAGACCCAGATGCTCCTTCTGTATTTATACAAGGTAATAAATATTCAACAACTGGTTGTAATTGCAAAAAAAAGGTTTCTTCTAGTATCACAGGAATACCGCCAGCAACAATACCGGGTATTTATATGGATGGTGATGTAAAAACGCAAATGGAAAATGTTGGTAAAGTTTTTAATTCTGATACATGTGTTTTTGAATGTCCAGTAGGTAGCGATGTTAGAGAAGGTAGAGCTAAACCAACACTAGCTAGATATACTGACAATTTAGATGATGCATCAGTTCCAACAAAAGAATATTATCTTTACCAAACTGGTTGTAATTTTGTTTGTGACGGTAGAGACTATGGAGGCACATGGCCTCCAACTTGTTCTACTGGTTACTCATTTGATACTACCAAAAGTGTGTGTGAATGTGTTCCTACTTGTACTACAGCAGATGATAATTTTGATGTTATATTTCAGTGTAATACTAGTGCTTGCGGAGAAGGAGGAGGGTTGCCCTCAAACTATTGTGATCAATGGAATCAGTATGGATACACAACATACACTGAAGCTCTGGGTTATCTTAATGTAGGCGTTGGAAATCCTTGGGAAGCTGATCCAAACGCTGGCGTAGGAACATGTGGTGGATCAGTTAAATGCGGAGGAACAAACTTTGCTCCGGTCTCTCCCTGAGAGGTGTATAACTATAAAGTGAAAAATAGACCCTAATTAAAACCTTATAGGAAGGGGGAACGGATGAAAACCTTCTGTATTTTAATATTTCTGCTAAGTTTCTCTGTATGTTTAGCTGGAACTAGAAACTCTTCTGTATCAGATTCAAAACATTTAGAATATGGGAAAAAACATCAGTGTGTTTTGCCCATAGCTGGTATATATGGAGATAAATTAAATACGCAGTTCAAAGGATCTTGCGTTTTAATAGATGAGTATTATATTTTAACAGCAGCTCATATAGTCACAGGATCTATTACACAGCATGTTCTTTTTGAAGGCAAAGCATATCCTTGCTCTATAGTAGCCATACATAGTAAATATGATCCAAAAAATATGGGAGCACATGATATAGCCATAGCAAGACTTCAAAGACCTATTAAGATAGATTTTTATCCAAAGCTATATAGAAAAAAAGATGAAGTTGGAAAAATATGTAGTTTGTCGGGATATGGTTTTATAGGAACCTTTAATAGTGGATATTCTACAAAGAAATATGACAATGAAAGAAGAGCAGGATCTAATTTTATAGACGGAATACATAAAAATACACTAGAATATTCTGTACATAAAGGAACTAGAACATCATTAGAATTTTTAATATCTCCCGGTGATAGCGGCGGTGGTTTATTTATAGATAAAAAATTAGCAGGAATACACTCTTGTGTTTATGCTACAGATGGGAAAGCAAATAGTGATCATGGTGATGTTGGATGTAGCACTAGAGTTAGTGACTATATTGAATGGATAGAACAAGTCAAACTAACAATAGAATCTATAACGGAGAATATAAATGCTATTCAAAAGAAATAATAGGTGTTCTCTTTTACCTTATATCAGAGAAGACATTCATGGTCTAAATGCTAATGATGGTCAATTTTATGGTTGGGAAATAAGTAAATTTAATATACCAGAATTATGGAAAAAAACTAAAGGAGAAGGAATTAGAGTAGCTGTTATAGATACTGGATGTGATTTAACTCATCATGATTTAAAAGAGAATATGCTTGAAGGTAAAAATTTTGTTGAAATAGGGAGACCTCCTGTAGACAGAAATGGTCATGGTAGTCATGTGGCTGGAACTATTGCAGCCAGTGACAATAATTTAGGTATGGTAGGTATCGCCCCTAAAGCAAAAATTATACCAATTAAAGCACTAGGAGATAACGGGGGTGGAAATTTGATGGATGTCTGTAAAGCCGTGGATTGGGCATGTAATAATGGAGCAGATATCATCACAATGTCTTTAGGATCTCCTGCTGGACATGGGCAACTGGCAGCATCATTAAAAAATGCAGCCAGAAATAATGTTTTAGTATTTTGTGCTGCGGGCAATGCTGGAGAGAATACTCCAATAATGTATCCTGCTAAATATCCTGAAAGTATTGCAATTGGAGCGATAGATATAAATATGAATAGAACAAATTTTACCTGTGCTGGTGAAGAATTAGAGTTTTTATCTCCTGGTAAAGACATATTTAGTTGTGTACCGGGAGGATATGCCAAAATGAGTGGAACCAGTATGAGCAATCCTTTTGCTGCTGGCTATGCTGCTTTAGTATTATCTCATTTTAAGAAAAGATTTAGCAAGAACGAGTGCGTAGAGTATTTTAAAAAATCTTTAAAGTATTTATCAGACCCTAAATATAGAACTAAAGCATATCAAGGATATGGAATTTTAGTACCAAAAATATAAATACTAGGACATGTATGAAAATATTTAAATTCAATACCGATAACGGTGATGATCTTTTTAAAACTCTTGATGTAACAGGAGCTTGTTGTGGTGGATGTATTCGTGTTACTGCTATTGGTGGTAGCGCTAGTTTAGCTATTTGCCAAGCAAATAATTCAGATGGAGAGGACGATTGCGAGGCTTGCAGTCTTGTAGACGGAAATACTAACTCATATACTTATGCTAGTAGTAGAGAAGAGTGGGGTAGTACTTATTGTATGAACTTTATTGAAAAGACATATACTAATTCCGCTGGCACTACAATAACACAAGAATGCACTGGTGATTTTTATCCTGGTCAAGCCTGTAACGCTTCTGATAGAACCAATTGCGACCACATATCACCACCACCTCCACCGCCACCTCCACCACC